GATATGTTCAACTTCCTCCGGTCGTATATATAAGCTGGCCTGCATAGGAAATCCTTCAGTCATATCTGTCTTTATCTGTTGGGCAGCCGGGTTGCTGAGGAACTTGCCTTCTATGATGACTTTATCATCAATCTGCTGTTTGGTACTGAAACCGAGTCTTCTGCTCGTGCCATGTTCTTCTAAAATTGGTGTTCGTGATTTATCAAATCTTAGCCCTGTAAGGTCAAAAGCGACATTGCCCCAAAGCCAATGATTTGGGATTATTTGACCCGAGTAGCCAATAATCTGAAATCGATTAGCTTCCTGCCCTTCTTCCTTTTCGGCAAAACTGATTTCGCATCCTTGAGCAAACGTGCACGCATTCAACGGAGCTGTATTTTTGTCCTGTCCGGGCCCTGGCCGTTCCGCTCTCCTCATTTGACCGCCGCATTTAGGACATTTCAAATCGGCACAATGCTTATCTGAAGTCATTTTGTGACCGCATTTTATACATTCACAATTATATTTTTTCTTTGCTTCAGACGCTTGGGTCTTTGTCTTTGCCGGTTCGAACTTGATATATTTGACGTTATTATCTTTGAGCCATTTTTTGGCCTTGTCTGCAGTCCAGTTCTTAGTCGGAAACCGCAGGGCCTGAGGGATGGGTGGGTCAGCCGGTTTGTCCTTGCCCTTCAACTTGCCCCAGATAATAGCAATCGTTTTCGGTACTTTAATCTTGCCGTATATCGTACCACCATTAGTCCGCCGGAACGTATCCGGATTAAAGGCTTTTGGGTCTTTGAGTCTTGCACTGTGTTCGTTCGCAAATGGCATTTTTAAGCTCCCTGTTTTACTTTCTGTTTGACCAATTTTGGTTTTGGCTGCGGCAGCTCTGGTAAGTCATTTTTCTGCCTTATTTTGTTGGCCCTGACCATGTTTTCTGTGACCTCCTCAAAGTCTCTGCCCTGGCGGGCACAAACCTCAATTGGATCCAGGGTGCCATTCAGTATCTCTTGCTCATCCGCTTTGGCTTCTTTCCCCGGGTCCACATAAGGCCATCTCTTGCATAGTATTTCGTGCCGGAAAATCTTTTTGCGAGATTCTTCGTTGTTGGCCTTAATGTCTTTATTATCCAGAAGCCGCTGCAGCTTCCATCGCCAGACCCGCGATATGAATGGCTTTATGATATTGTCCTGCTGTGCCTCCCATTCCTCCTGTACCTTTTGATACGCCAACCGGGCGTTCATAAACGTGGCGCCCGAGAAGTCGCCGGTAATCAGCATTAAAGGCATACATAATGGTCTACTTATAAGGGTCAGCATTCGCAGCACGAACGGGTCGAACAGCCCCGAAGGCCGGGTCCAGCCGATACCCTGGGCCTTCTGTCCCTCTGAACCATATACGACTGTGCCCGGCTCCATTTTCTCTAACTGGTTTTCATCAACATCTGTGCCGGTATCCGAAATCCCGCCAGTATATGCCTCCGGTATATTCCCGTATTCTTTTGAGATAAACATTGTAAAACAGGCCTGCACCTTGGCCGCTACCAGCTCAGCATCTATGTAATCGCAGAGTGTGTCTATGAAGTTTATACTGGATGTCAGCACTGGCTCTCCTCTTGATTGACTGAATCTCTCAGGATCGAACATGTGATGGACCACAGAGGCAGGGTATTTCTTAAAGCTCGTATTCTTGATATAACCCCACCGGTCGGCTTTGCCGATGTAATATCCGAGTAGCTCACCGGTTTCTTTGCTGTAGGCGACACCATTGATTATATCGTAATGTTCGGCTACAGCCCCAACTTTGCCGTCCCAGGGGGTCCCTATCTGCTCGCCCTCAACCGCCTGCAATTTATCATCGAGAAAAATTGCAGCGATGTCCCCATCTCTCCTGTATGAGAGGAACATTTTCCTAAGAAACTGATTGATATTGAACCTTCCCGTCACGTCACAGGGTTTGTTCAGCATCTGTTCATGCCAGGCGGCTTCAAGCTCTTCATTTAATTTTTCATCACCCGTTCGGGCCTGTATCCTGACGCCCGAGCCGACCAGTCCGTTTCGCTCTATTTTCAGCAACCCGTTTACCAGTGGGTTGTTGCGGCTCATTTCCCGGCAGATTTCACGAAGCTTATAGAGATTTCTTTCGGTAAGTTGTTTATCGGCGGTCCCGCCCAGACCGGTCCGTTTCTTTCGTAGCCGAGAACTATCAATGGCATCATAGGCAAAGCGGTATTTCCTTCTGTCAAATGCACGCTTCGGTGATAATATACCGACTACGTTGTCGATTGCCTCTGAAGTCTTTCGCGACCAGTTCTTATCAGGCCTTAAATATTCTCGTTTAGCCACCATTTAGAATTCTGCTACCGTCCTGCCTTTATTGCTTTCAAATTCGATTCGGTTAATCAGATTCTTTTCCCGCTCATATAATGCTTTAAGGTCCCCACGTCTAAGCGTGCGACCATCCTCAGCGGTTATAGTCTGCGCCCCTTCTTCTATCGCCGCAATCGCGGCTTGAACCCGCGTCAGTTGTGCAGCTAATGTTTCAGCCATTTTTTAGGCCTAAATCCTATTTTTTCTCTGACTTTTTTTTATCCTTTGCACTTTTTGCTTTTGCCCGTTGCTCCATCTTTTTCTTCTTTATTTCATCGAGTATGTGGCGTCTTGCATCCTCTCTCGCGGCCGCAACCAAGTCATCCACGAGCTCCGGATACTGGTCCAGAAGTATTTCCGTTGTCAGCTCACCTAACTCTTCCCGCACAACCTTGTTTTTGGCGGTTTCGGCGATCTCCGCAATCTGCTCGGGGTATAGTTCTTTGAGCTGCTCTGCAGTCACTTTGACCACCTTTTGCTCTTTTGGCGGGTTCGTAGTCAGCGGCGTTCCGCACTTTCGGCAGTTCTTTTTCTTGCCCTCGACTACCAGCCGTACTTTGCCGCAATTCGGACATTTTATCTGTGGCATCGGACTTTCCTTTCAATTTGCAAACGTGTTTTCGTGATTCTACAAATTACAAACTACAGGAAGGCCCAAGACGTGAAAAGATGCTGATTACTAATAATTAGTAACAAGTCAAAGTTTTTTTTCCTCTATCGATTTGAACAAAAAGCCGCAATCCAGGCACTTATGATACCGTATCGGCAGATGATTACTGTCATAGACTGGTACACGATAACTCTTGCATTTGGGACACCTTACGCGAAGATATTTTACCACGACATCGGCGGGCTCTGGCTGCTTTTGCCGCTGTTTCTTTCGCCTGGCCTGCGCCGGTCTAATCCCCAAATCCGGTAGGTCATCGAGAAATCCGTTTCCCATCTCTTATCTCTTATTTAAATGTCAGCCTCGGTAGATCATCTAAAAAACCTTCTCGCGGCCTTCTCCGCCGGCTCGTTTTGTGAGTTGTCTTTCGCTGCTCAACGGCTGCAACGGCTCTTTTCTCATCCGGCCTCCGAATATACTGAATTCGCCTGTAAAATGCCGCCGCTGCTGCGTTCACCGCTGTGTCTAAGAAGTGTGTGGGCGCGCCTTTTTTGACCGGTCTCCATACCCAGTGATCCCGGCCGTAACGGTCACGGGTCTTTATCTTCTGCTCGTTGCAGAACTCGGTAAAATACACATCGGGAATCTCAGCGTAATATTCGGTTGACCCTGCCTGACCTGCATCTTTTTCCGCCCATGTTGTCACCTGCTCTTTGAAAAAGGCCGGGTCGAGCATCATCAGCTGCATCCCCCGATACCGCTTCGCCCTGCCCTGCGATGCCTTCTCTAAATTACTTAAGACCAACGGCGTCCGCTGCGCATGCGATGTCCCCTTGGTCGGCATTGCAATCCCCGGATGTCTGATACAGAAACCATAAACTTCCTCCGGTTTGTAGCCTGAATCGACAAAAACTTGTATAACTGCCAATTCCGGTTTGCCTTTGTTCGGCCCTTCTGGGTTTGCCCAGCGAAAGGGACTTAGTAAAACTTCATCTTCCAACTCTTCCCAGCTATCGGCTGAGCCGCTTGAGATAACGCAGTTGCGAAGCCCGTACCCGAATCCCCGCACCTCGTAGTCAATTCGCTTATTGCCGAACTGGTCCTCATGATAGTCCGCCCCGGCTACTAATACTAAACAGTCATCCGGCACCGTCCCCCGGCTAAAGTCACCCCTTCGCTTCTCTAATTCGTTGGCCTTTACCGCCCTGCCCTTTTCTTCCCACGGCTCAGCTAAAATCTCAGTCGTGAAATCGAACAGTTTGCCGACAGCTATTCCTTCTTCTGTATTGGCCTCCCACCACCTTGCCATAATCTCTGTCCAGCTCAGCCACGGGGTTATAAGTGCTGTCGTATGAAAGCCGCTGTGACGCTTATTTCTCTTGGCCTGTCCCTTGATATTGCCATCCGCATCGAACGATTGGCCTTCCGGCAGCCAGTTTCCCATAGCAACAAGCTCTTCTTTTTGTGTCTCTTCTATGTGGGTTTTGCAGAACTCACATTCATAATAGGCGATACCCGGACTGTTACGTATCTCGTCAGGATCGCGCAGATCTCCCAATACTTTAAGCTGTACGAATTTCCAGACAGCCCATCGGCCACAATGCGGACATGGTATGTAATACTCCTGCTTATTAGATAATGCGTAAGATGGCCAGATATAATCGTTCTTCGTTCTTGGCGTGCAGACCTTTACAATTTTGCGGTCCCAGAATGTGGTAGTACAATGGCTTGCCAGGCTTACTGGGTCGGCCTCTTTGCCGGAAAATGGTGGATAGCTATCGGGCTCATCGAAGAACAGGTACTTGATTGCCCTCTGTTTAAGCTCCGCAGGCGAGCCTGCCCATCCGAAATAGAGCGTCATTCTATCCAGCGTAAAAGATTCGGTCTGCAGGTCACGCGGGCTGGCGGTGATATGTTTTTTTAGTGCTGTCGAA